ACGACAAGCGTCTTGTTCATCATAATCAGTACCTTTATCTAATTATAACATAAATAATCTGGACTGTATATACAGTCGGTTTAGGTATATACCATATGGCAAATCCAAAGATTAAAATAAAGCGATCTAGTGTCGCTGGAAAGGTACCACATTACCCTAATACACTGGATTTAGGGGAATTCGCAATCAATACTGCAGACGGTAAAGTCTTCATTGCTGCAGGTGTGAATGGTGTGGGAGTAGGAACAACTGTTAGAGAAGTCGGACTTTCTACAGAAAATGTTCTAGCACAAACGTTAGTTGTTGACGGTCAATCAACATTCAATCATGCAAATTTTACAGGTGTATCTACATTTTCAGGTGCATTTGAAGCCAGTTCAGTAAGAGCAAATATATTTTCAACTGGTATATCAACCATATCTGGATTTCGTTTCCCGTCATCCGACGGGACGGAAGATCAAGCTTTGGTTACGGATGGATCGGGAAGTCTCTCGTTCAAAACTCTGTCAGGTGGTGGTGGTGCCACAGGTGCTGCAACAACAATCTCTGCAGGTATAACAACAGCAACAGCAGGTCAAACTGTATTCACCACACCTCATCCACACAATGATGGTACTGACACATTCAGTCATCAGGTGTTCCTGAATGGTCTAAAGATGAGACCAGGTGGTGCAGGTGCATCTACAAGAGACTTTGTATCATCTAGTAATAGTACAATAACTTTTGACACTGGTGTAAATCTGAATGATGAAGTAAGAACTGTCGTATATTTTGGACATACACTTGAGGAGGAGTACTTTACTGCTACATCAGGCCAAACTTTGTTTGCATTATCTGGATCATTATCAGCACAGAAAAACTTCAAGGTATATGTCAACGGGGTCAAACTAAGAAATGGTACAGACTTTGGTGTGGCAGCACCTGTCACACTGGTATCCCCTGCTGCAGCTGGTGATCATATAGAGATAACCTGTGACAATGCAGAGGATGCTTTTACAGCAACTTCTGGACAAGCAAGTTTTACACCAACATCTACTGATATATCTACTGATAACATGCAAGTCTACGTCAATGGTATCATCCAAAACGAGACTGAGGATTATACAATTGGAAGTCCATCGGTGACTATAACTGATGGTGCAGGTCTCGACGCAGGTGACCAAGTAGATGTTGTCATTAGACGATCCTAAATAAGAACATGGCAATCAATTCTAGACAAGACCTAATAGATTACGGTAAGAGGCAACTTGGTGCTCCTGTGCTTGAGATCAACGTTGCAGATGAGCAAGTAGAAGATGCTTTAGATGACACTATAACTCTTTATCAAGATCGACACTATGATGGTGTTGAGAAGATGTATCTCAAACATAAAATTACAAAAGATTTTACAGATACAATACAAGCAACCAGTGCAGAGGGTCGTGAAACATCGCTAGGTATCACAACCACTACCAGTTCAAGCGTAAACATAACAGGTATAGGCACTACTACTTTCAACTTTGATGAGACACAAAACTTTATTCAAATACCAGATGCAGTCATAGGTATAGAGAAAGTATGGAAGGTTGACAGTCGTGCCATAGCATCAAATATGTTCAACATAACATATCAATTATTTTTGAACGAGATATACTATTTCAGTTCAATGGAACTGTTGAGTTATACACAGACAAAGAGATATCTTGAAGACATAGATTTTATATTACATCCTGACAAACAAATAAGATTCAACAGAAGACAAAACAGATTATATATTGACTCCGATTACAGTAGTATGAAGGAAGATGATTATCTTATCATAGAATGTTATAGAGTATTAGATCCTGAAGCGTATACAAAGGTATACAATGATAGATGGGTCAAGAGATACTTCACAGCGAAATTGAAGAAGCAATGGGGTCAGAATCTTATCAAGTTTCAAGGAGTCAAATTACCAGGTGGTGTAGAGTTGAATGGTAGAGCAATATATGATGATGGTAATGCAGAGATACAGGAACTTGAAGGTAAGATGAGCACAGAATACGAATTACCACCACTTGACTTCATTGGATAATGGCACTAAATCCATTTTTTTTACAGGGTAGTAAAGGTGAGCAAAACCTGCTGAGAGATCTTGCCAAAGAGCAGATCCAAATGCATGGTATAGAGTTTATATACATGCCTCGTACTTTGGTAAATCAGAAGGAGGTGATGAAAGAGATCACCAGTTCTAAGTTTGAAAAATCTTTCCCACTTGAAGGTTACATATCATCATATGAAGGATTCGATTCTGGATATAATTTACTTACAAAGTTTGGTGTAAGATCAACAGCAGAAATGAAGATTGTAATCTCAATAGAGAGATATGATCAAGGTATTGCACCTCTATTATCACAATCAAGACCTAATGAGGGGGATCTTATGTACTTCCCTCTTAGAGATATAATATTTGAAATTAAGTATGTAAATGATATTGAGAATTTTTATCAACTACGTGAGAGATATACATACGAACTAACGTGTGAACCATTCGAGTTTGAAGATGAGGTAATCGACACTGGTGTCACTGCTATTGATGACGATTTCGATGACGAAGGTTATACAGTAACAATGGTGCTTGGTGACAAGGGAACAAGAGCAACAGCGACAGCAACCATAGGTAATGGTGCTATATACAAGATTGATTTGATAAGTGGTGGTGCTGGTTATACTAATGCACCCACGATAGTCATCGAACCACCTGATAGTGGCACACAAGCGACTGCTGTTGCCATCACATCTACCTCAGGATCTAGACTCAATACATCATTGAGAGTGTCTGACATAAGGATAACAAATCCTGGTGCAGGTTATACACAGATACCAAATATACAATTCATTCCTGAAGATGGTAAGGGTATAGGTGCAAGTGCAGTTGCAGGTCTTGGTACAAGTGGTGTAATTACAGGTATTACTATAACTAATGCAGGTGCAGGTTATGTTACTCCTCCATTGGTCACTGTCAGTAACCCTGCTGCTGGTGGAGAGGTTGGTGTGCTCACTGCACGTATCAATACAACAACAAATCAAGTCACAAATATTGATATTCTAAATGCAGGTCATAGTTACGCATCTGCTCCTACAATTACTGTTGGTTCTGCAAGCACCATAGGAAGTGGAATATTCAAATATGGTCAAGTTATCACTGGTGAGTCTTCTCTTACAACAGCGTTTGTGACTAAGTGGGATACAACCACTAATACTTTACTTGCTAGAAATCTTTCTGGTAATTTTGCAGTTGGAGAAAACATAACTAATGTAGGATTTGGAACTGCTGTCTATGCATTAGATAGTATAAATTATGATGACGATGATGCTTACAATACAGGAGATGAGATAGAAACCTTATCGACCACAAGCATCTTAGATTTTACAGAGAAAAACCCATTTGGTGAAGTGTAATGTTAGGAAGTTATTTTTACAATGAGACAATAAGAAAGACAGTAATAGCTTTCGGCACATTGTTCAACAATATAAAGATAAAGAAATTTGCAAATGATGGAAAGGCAATTAGTCAAATCAAAGTCCCTATCGCCTACGGTCCTATGCAAAGATTTCTTGCAAGGATTGAACAACAATCAAACTTTGATGACAACGTTGCTATAAATTTACCAAGGTTGTCATTTGAAATAACATCATACGCTTATGATCCAAGTCGTAAGTCATCACCTATAACAAAATTCACAGGTAAAGGGTCAGATAAAACTAAACACAAAAAAATATTTCTCCCTGTACCCTACGAGATAGGATTCAGACTCAGTTTTGCAACTAAGCAACAAGATGATGCTTTACAAATCATAGAGCAAATACTACCGCACTTCCAACCATCATTCAATGTCACTGTAAATATGCTAGAGAATGTTGAAGAGAAAAGAGATGTACCATTTACTTTGGCAAATGTATCTTTCGTTGATGAGTATGAAGGTGATTTTTCAACAAGAAGATTTATACAATATGATCTAGATTTCATAGCAAAAACATATTTCTATTCAGAAATACCAACAGACGAGTCTGGAATTATCAAGAAGGTACAAGTCGATTACTCTACTGCTATCAGAGCACCAAGAGCACAGAGATATACAGTTGTGCCACAGGCAGTCAAAGACTATAACAGTGATACTACAACCACGATCACATCAGAGATAACAACTAAGCAGACACTGATCTCTGTGTCATCTGCTGCATCACTATCTACAAACACATATATCCAAATCAACTCAGAGGTATTCAGAATCAGAGAAATCAATGGAACTAACCTCTTGGTACAAAGAGGACAGTTTGGTAGTAAGATAACAGAGCACTATGCAGGTACCACCATAAGTCAAGTTGATGCTCAAGATAGTGCACTCATAGAGGTTGGAGATGAGTTTGGTTTCACAGAAAGTAGATCATTCTTTGACTCTGACGGATTAGAATATAGCACTGTACAAGGTGGCGATATCTAAATAATTAAAAATACACCGAATACTCCGAATATTTGCCCGTCATTATTTGGAACAAAATGTCAAACTCTTATGATGCTATTGATAAAGCACTAGATGTGAAGTCTGAGATAGTACGTGAAAAAAAGAAACTAAGTAAAAAATCTAGTGATCAAGATGATCCTACAAAGGATTATGAATATAGTCGTGCTCAATTATATAATCTCGTAGAGAAGGGACAAGAGGCAGTCAACGGTATACTTGATGTTTGTCAGGATTCACAACATCCTAGAGCATATGAAGTAGCAGGTCAGTTGATCAAGCACGTTGCAGACACAACTGATAAGTTAGTGGATCTACAGAGAAAAATGAAAGATCTTGAAGAAGACAAATCAGGACCTAAAAACGTTACTAATGCTATGTTTGTGGGCAGTACTTCTGATCTACAGAAGATGCTGAAGCAAATGGGGCAGTCTAAATAAACACATGGAAAACGTAAAAGAAGCAGTTCAAGTTATCCCTGCTATAGCAAAGGGTGTTGCAGTCGCTGGAAAAGCAGTGGCAAAAGCAGCAGCAGCAGGTGGTAAAGCAGCAGCTAAAGGTAGTAAAGCAGCAGCGAAGGCAGCAAAGGCTGGTGCAAAGGCAGCAAAGACTGGTGCAAAAGCAACAGGTGATGCAGCAAAGGGTGCAGCAAAGGCAACTAAACCAGTGTCAAAGAATCTTAAATTCAAACGTCCTAATATTAGAAGTTATAAAGATCCTAAGACTGGTAAG